CCACGCTTTAATTGGTGTGCTAGTTTAGCTTCGAATCCGCTACGGTAATTAGAAGTTCGCTGTGAGCGTCTGTTCTTCCGTCTTTTCCGCATCGAATGCTCCGGTCAAGTCTTCACCTCCATTAGCGATGTATCCTTCTTCCGAAGTAAATCCGAATGCGTCTGCACTTGGACTGTTTACACCACCGTTGGATAACTCGATCACTTGCACAGCACTCAACTCAAAGGTTACCCCAAACCCCTGACTTGGTACATACCAAAACTTTGGACGGAATGCTACATTTACTTTACTACCACCCCAAACCTGCACATCTTCTGGTAGTTCATTACCTTGGCTATCAAACAAAGCGATAGATAGTCGATACTCACTACCGTCTTTCCTTCTGCCTCCAGCTTTTAGTTTAGCTTTCAACATATGTCCACCATCTACTTCAGTAAAAGGTAATCCCTTCTGCTCAATCTTCTTCTTAGGATTCTCATCTGCAACAGCTTTCAATTCAGCTTCGTAGACTGGTTTAATTTTGTTTACAATTTCTTGTTTAGTTGCGTCGTCAATAACAAGATCACAACTCCATACACCATACTCATCAAACCGTGTGTTAGGTTCATTTAAGTGGGCATATCTAGCTGTGCCTTGTGCTTTTATTATATCGTGTTTCTTTCTAGCTTTTACTGTCATATTTCTCAGTGTGTTTTATTTGATTTAAGAAAGCAGATACTTCATACGACTTACTGCGGAGACATCAAGGTCACCAAGTTCCGGCACGGATGGAAGTTCTGCTTTTGGATTGTTATTGATTTGCTCCATTCGGAACTCTGTCAGGAGATCAATAGTGAAAGTCTTAGTGTACATTAGTCTTACTAAACTGTTAATTTTTCTAGCGTGAGAAGCATGGGTCACGAAACAGTCATGGATTGTTGCGAGGTCAAAGTCAACACTGTTTGCTACTTGATGTACGATACACGCATCTAAGCTGTGGATAAAGTTAGCAGTCACTGCATTGCCTTGTCCCTTCGGATCAATCTTATCACCCAGTTCATTAGCTTGTATCGTGACGCTCAAGTTTTGAAAGACACTCTCTACATTTATCTTCTTATACTTGCGGTAGCTCTGCACTACTTTAAATCCTGTTGGTGTTGTCCATGTAATAGCACTGTCGTATCCTAAAGCTCGTACACTCTCTCTTAAAAAGTTCATCACTCTATTAACAGGACGACAAACTTTCTTAGCTAATCGGTTGATGATATTACTGATCCAAATAACAGCAGTTAACATCTCACCTGTGCTTGTCCACGGATGATTAACTCCTATACTTTTAAACAAATCTTGTACCAAGTTGTAGTGGGTAGCACCGTATGGTCTGTTCATCACAGCTAACTTAGCGAGCTTGCGAGAGAACCCGTACTGCATCCAGCTTTTTGCAAGTGTGCCTCCGTCCTGTTTCAACTCATTGTACACCATATCCGCAAACTCTGTGTACATATCATTAGCTTGGTCATCTTCCACCAGGTTGCACATCCGTCCGATCTTTTTATCTCGCAATAATAAGCTAAGTATTTGCATCCCGTTGTTGCTACAGTCTTGACGCACAGGTAAGTAAGACACATATCCGTATCCTTCCTCTGTAAACTTCTTATACTCAAAACAAAATCGTAAGAAAGAAAACGGATCACTTGCTTCCGTCCACCAATCAGTGCCGTGTGGATCATTGGCTGCTTCAAGTATAAAGTCTTTGCGTTTTTGCACCCAATCAATGCGTTCATCTCGTGTACCTTTTACTCCCCACAGGTTAGCACCGTGTACAAGTACAGCTTCCAAGTCCTCTTCATCGACCACTTGCTGACCGTTCTTAAAGTCTAACAAACTCTTCGCTAAGTCACTGGCTTGTGGATGTAAGTAGTAGGGAATAGCGTACACTCGACCTCTGTAATCACAACGATATGGAAAGTACATCTCATCCCACTTACTATATATCTTAGCTAAATGTAGAATACGACAGGTTTGATACCGCTTACTGCTGTTGCTTTCGTTAGCAGTCTTAATATCTTTTTGTTTTAACTTCCAAGCTCGTAACTCGTGTGGACATTCTCCAACGTACCTCGGTTGTTCTGGTATTGTACCAAAGTTAGGGATGTTTCCAACGACACGCTCATCCTCCCAACACTTTAACAAGACATCTAACATATCCGTATTGATCTGCCACGGTACTTTCTGTAAGTTATTAACTGCTCGCATAGCGTGTCCGTAGCTCTTCTCATAGTCCTTGAACCAATCAACTGGTTTACCTGTGATGAACTTTTGTGGAGGCATATGTTTAACACTGTACCCACCACCTAATAATCCGTACCAATCAACAGGGCGGTCAGGTAATGCCATCTTAAAGACACGAGTCGTCTCCTTCCACGCATCAAATCGTTGTATCCAATCTGTAAAGTCAGCAGTTGGCATGACGATTCGTTCAGGTTTGAAACTCTTTTGTCCACCGGTATTGAATCCAATCTGAAAAAGTCCAGTCTCTATGCGTATCTCCTCCAATAACCACGCACCGAGGGCGGTCTTGCACTTACTATCCCATAGCGTGAACCTGTCCTCTTCATAGTCGTAGAATTGTTTAAGCTTCATTGCTTTACTCCTGTCATCCAACGCCAACAGATCAAGCTTGTTAGGGTGCATAGTCTCTAATGCTTTTTCCCATCGTGCTTGGTTCTCAAATGCTTTCCCGATCTTATACGCCATTCTGCTGACAGGTAAGTTTTGTTGTAAGTTGTCAAGGAATGTTTGCAACGCAGAACTTGCTACCTGATACGGACACATATCTAATATAAAGGTAAGAAAAAGCGGTGTTGTGTGGTTGGTACTGCCTCCAAAAATGTGCATGAAATCCTCTACCTTTTTACCTAACCTTGGAGCCATGATTTTAAGCATTCTTTTTGAAGCTTCAGTCTTACTTGATTCGCCCTCTGCCCGTAGCTTTGCTTGCCGGTTACGATATTGTGTCCGTCCCCACTCACGCATCCTCCAAGTGTGTCCTTTTTTAGTACTCATTTCTGGTCTAAATTATTGAACCAAACTCTTGGTAGGTATCGCTTCTTAGATGTGCGATGAGCAATTAACTTGCCGTCCTCGTCTCGGACATAACGCCCGAACTTGTCACGCTTAAAACCTGTTATTTGATTGTTGCTAAAGAACCAATCGAACCCCTCACGGATAGCTTTATGATCGAGTCCAGTCCAGTCAAAGGGTAGGTCAGTTATTTCCTCGTTGATATCGTTCACGAATTTCCTCGGTTAATATGTCAGCTTCTGCTTCCCAAAAGATACCTGATCTCATTGAATTTGAGGTGGTGATTGTCGCAGTAATCTTTTTGTTCGTCCTCTTCTTCCATTGTACGCATCTTTTCAAGGTGTTCTTCAAGTTCTTCATCCAGTTCATCATCGTATGGGTTGTATCGGTTAATATAAGAATCGTAGTTAGGTATATCGTAAGCTCTCATAGGTAAAGGTCAGTATCGTATGGGCTAACATAATCAACTTCTTTGTCTAACCATTCACTAATCTTTTTGTGCTCGTCATAGTAAGCTAGTTCTCGGTTATAAACCTCCAAGCATTCTTCAAAGGTATCAAAAGTAGATGCTTTCGTTGACTGATCAAACATACCTTGATCTGCTTGTGATTCGTCTTCAAAGTCCCAAACCTCAAAAACCAACTGCCATTTACCTGTTTCCTCCGAGCCGTATTTTTCTTTATCAATTCTTTTATGTTCCTTGTGCAATAAGATACTAAAAACTTCAGTACCATTAGCACCTCCACTTAAGCATTCACTTTCCAACTTTCGTATTTTCTCTGCGTCTATATTCATTCTTCCAGTCTCCGTGTTTCATCCTCCAACAGCTGTTGCAAGGACAGGTAAAGTGGAAAGTATTTATGATCAGGGTTCAGCTCCCCGTCAAACTCATTCCACATAATATGGTACATTAATTCCTCAATCATATCGCTCGGTTGTAGTAGTAGTTCTCGGTTATTCATAGGTAATTTAATATCGGTACATCCAGGCGGTAAATAAAATAGCTACTACCGCAAAACAGAATAGGTCAATCATTATCGTTTGTATTAGTTCTATTTAGTAGTTCTTGTTGTAGCTCCACGAGCCGATCACGGACACTTAAATTAGCGGGCATCCGATGTTTAAGCTTTAGGTAATATTGGATCAAATGTTCCAAGCTCGGTTCGTCAAGCGTTTCAAGGTGTTCTGGATTAGTTTTTGTCATTTTTATCGGTTAAAGTTATGTTCGTCACAGGTTGTACCCTCTCGTTCCATGCCGAGCAAGCTTTTATCGCAAACATCACAAGTCTTAGTCGCTTTGCTCCTATCGCCATTGCTCGCTTCGCTCATCAATAGCTCTTTAGATTCACGGGCAGGTAAGTTTCGGTTAAGCATCTTGATAACACCTTTACATTGCTCCATAAAATCTTCTTTGGATTCTGCTGTGCCTTGATACTCCGAATGATCTCGGCAGCTCCATAAAAGCTGAGGAGCTGTGCTGTATCTTTCATTATCTATTCGATAGAAGAAAGCAATCTTGCGTCCATTATGATCGGTTAGGTAGATGGTTACTGACATTCTAACACCTCACAATCATCTGCATCATCAGAATCTGTACGCCATCTCTTTACGATTACCTCGCCATCAATGCTATCATCAAAGTAATACTCATAATTTCCACAGGTAATCCAACAGCAAGCTGTCTCTATATCGGTTGAATCTTTGTCTTTAGGTAGTTCTATTTTCATAAGTATTTTAGGTGTTAGTTACTGGAGCAAATGGCGAGTAAGGCAAAGAGCCAGAAACTCCCGAAGATAACGTTTAGGATGAAGAACTCTTTAAGTAGGTTTATTAGTTTTTGTTTCATAAGTATAGGTTTGGTTTTGGTTGTTTGATGATTAATCATTATTTAATGCGTTGTCCAACCTGTATAGTAGGCTTCCCGATTCAACCACATTATCAAAGCTTTTTTAGTCAATGGTATATCCACCCTTTGAATTTCTACCTCGGAATGTGCCTCGCCTCCGTTTTCTGTATAGTATTTATAAGTTTTCTTGGCTTTCCGTTTGGCTTCTATCTTGTTTGAGTAGTAACAATGACAGCCATTTTCTAGTGTTCTATATAATTTCATAGTATTAATTAGCTTTGATCCATTCTGAATCATTTCCAATGCGGTAAAGTAAGTTTGAAATTACCTTTTTATTTAGCAATCTAGCTTTTTTAAGTTTGCGGTATGTAAGTATTGCTTCTTCCAATGTTGGAAATTCTGAATCTACGTACCAGTATTTAGCGTTCACCCATCTTGTTTTAACGATGTTAGTGTTAGTATTATTCATAAGTATAGTTTTTTAGTGTTTTGAGTAAGAGACGTTATCTACTGATTTATTCCAACAAGCCCGGCATTCAAGACATTTATTGCCTTGTTTTGATGATGGGCAAGTGAAATCGTTTGAAGTTACAACAGAGCTAGTTTGCACCCCTAATCTTTTTGCAAGTTTAGATGGCGGTGCAAAGTCTACTTTATGGGCTGACAATCTAACGATTAAGTTACTAGGCAAAGCCCCGTGTTGATCGATATAATCCTCTACAATCTTATACTCTCTAGTAGGTAACCAATGTTTGGTGTTAGGTGTTAGTTTGCAAACTTGTACAATCTGCCTGAGGTGAGAAATATCTTTCAAGTCGCCCGAATCGTGCCAACGGAAAAAGTCTTTTGATTGGTTAGATATCAGCAAAGCCATAGAATTGACCCATCTTACATCTGCTAAGCTTTGATATCTTTTCTCTAATGCTTTTTGCACATTGCCGAATCGATACATTCCTTTAAGAGCATAACATCCATGACAAACAGATCCTTTTACCTTTGCAAGTTTGCTACCGACATTGCAACGGCTAGCCGGTATTGAGTAAGCTCGACCTGGCATCTTTGACGGGTTTGATAGTCCACCCGTAATTTCTTTAGCTTCTTTGATTTTCATAAGTATAGTATTTGGTTTTAACAAAGCTGAATTGCCTTGCTGAAAGTACTCATGCCACAAGCTTGTCAATAGTTCCATCAAAAAAAGTTCAAATGATAATTGTATAAGCATCACTTATTGATGTTATAACAAAAGCTAATCACTAGATAAACGGCTTTCAATCGCTTCAATCGTTTCAATAATAAATGAAATTAGAACTTTGAAAGCGAAAAGAACATACAAGTGTAAATACACTAAATACATAAATGTACTAACTACACTAACAATGTAAGTACATACTTATTGCAATTGATGATTATCCGGTAGCTTTACACGAGTAAACCAGGAGCCTTATTGATAACAAGCTCTCATTATGATGTAAATTGTTGATGCTCTTAGTACTTACACCAAAGTCTAATTAGACATAACACATATTGTGCGAAGACTATCCCCCCTGTATATAATAATCTTAGGGGTATGCGGGGTAAACGGACGGATACCTATCGTATATAAGCCTCTCAGATTTTTTCAACTAAAACGATACCTCGCATTTTTCCGTTAAATCTTTTATCAGAAGGTGATGTTATTG